ACTAAAGTTGAGTTAGCACCATCTGGTAATAACATAGTGTTAGTTACACTTGCAGAGTGTGGTTGTGCTATAACTTTTTGACCATGTGAATTACTTTCACAATTAAATACTATTGCTCCAGAATTTGTATTACCTCTTACAACAACTGTTCCAGTTCCATTAGGAGCTAGGTCAATAGTTGCATTAGAAGTAGTAACAATATCTGCACCATTCATATCAAGATTACCACCTAATTGAGGTGAGGTATCATCTACAACATTTGCTATAGCACTGTCTGTTGCAAGTCCTGCAACAACTGCTGATCTTGCAATTTTTTTAAGTCCTCCACCTGAAGTATCTATTGCTAAAAAAACATCGTCACTAGCTGCTGTTGATATTTCTGCTAATGCACTAACTGCTATTGAATTAAAATTTGTGCCGTCTGCAACTAATAAATTACCTGCAGTATTTGTACCCATAGTAATATCATCACCACCAACAGTAATATCCCCTGTTAATGTTAAATTTCTAATACCTGTGTAATCTTTGTTTGAATCTAATATAACTGCTTTACTTGCCACTGCAGTACCTACAGCTGTGCTTCCTATATCTAAAGCATTTAATTCACCGACAACTGCAGTGATACCGTCAAGCGCATTTAATTCTGCTGCTGTAGATGTAACACCGTCTAAAATATTTAATTCTGCTGCTGTTGATGTAACATTAGTTCCACCAATGTCTAGTGTAGTCATGGATACTTCACCAGCTACTGTAACAATCCCATCTGCAAGTGTAATTAAATCTGTATCACTAGTATGTCCAATTGTTGAACCATTAGTAATAACATTATCAACTGTTAAAGTTGTTAAAGTTCCTAATGAGGTAATGTTTGATTGCGCTGCAGTAGTTACTGTTGCTGCTGTACCAGAAGCGTTTCCTGTCACATTCCCTGTAAGTGCTCCAGCAAAATTACTGCCAGATAAAGCTGTAAAAGTATTTGCTGTAAATCTAAAATCGTCTGCGCCAGCTATTTTAATATCTATTTGATCATCTGTGTCTGCTGTTAAACTTGTATCGCCATCAGCATCTAAAACTAATTCTCTTCCTTCAATGTCAAGTCCTCCACTAAATCCTGCGTCAACAATATTAGTTCCGTCTGAATATAATAATTTTGTAGTTTTTTCTGATACTCCAAAAGTAACACCTGATCCTGATGCTGTTTTAACTTGTACTGTAAATGCACCTGAAGTGCCATTTGTTATGATATAAACTTTTTCTATTGAATCTGGAATTGTTACAATTTGATTTCCTGTAATTGATCCTGTTAATTTTATAACAGCATTTTGAGCTACTGATGTAGCAGCACCATCTGTAATTGTTAATGTTGTAGTAGCAGCTCCACCTGCAATAGATTGTTCTACATAACCAGCAATTGCTGTGTTAACAATGTTTAAATTAGTATTAGTTTTATCTCCCCAAGTACCAGCGTTCTCGCCAGTTGCCATTATTTCTAAACCAAGATCTGTAAATGTTGATGCCATAATTTAATTCCTATTGTGGTGGTGACTGAACAGGTATCCTAACAGTACCATCCGTGTAATCGTCTCGTCTTCGTCTTCCAATTTGTTCTCCAGCAAACATCTGCACTTCGGCTTTATATTTACCTTCGTATAATTGCAACATATCCATTGGTCCTTTTAAATAACCAAAAGCTTCTGCTAGGCAACAATATAACAGACCATTTGCAAAATTCAAACTTATAAAGTTAGTTGTAGTGGATGCGCTTAGGCCTGTGGGTCTAGCGTTGTAATGAATTTTAAATACGTATGTAGAATTAGGTATTGGTGAAAGTAAAATAGCTCCTGAAGTTGTGTTTGTAACACCTGTTGCTCCACCTTTCATAGCAAAAAATTTAGGTCTTCCTGTAGCACGTGCACCATTAAATTCATCTAAGTATGTAACATCTTTTTTTTCTAACCATATAGGATTAGTAAGTGATGATGTTCCATCTGCAACTTGTACACCTCTTACAAATAAAGCTCCTGCTGGAACTTGAGCGTGTTCTTGATTAGCTACTAAATTATCCGTTGCTGATGTTCTATAAGCATCAAGAGGTACATCTCTCATGATTCTAGTTTCTGCATTATCAATAATTTGATCTGTAATCGTACTTGTTAATACAGTTGTACTAACTTCAGTATAATTTAAAATTGCTGTGGTTAATGTTGCGTAAGTAAATCCTGCCATTATGCTATTAGAGTTGCTGGACCTGCCGAGCAATTCTCTCCTCCTCCTGATATACCACCTGTTGTAGCAGTGTTTGTGTCTACAGTAAAGTGATAGAAATCTGTTGTGTTTGTAATATTTCCGCTTGAATCTCTTTTGCCAACTGTGATAGAATAACCAGCAGCTTTTCCAATATTTGATCCTAGTATGCCATCAACTAATGATGGATTAGTAAAAGTTCCACTAGCAGAAAGTGTTCCTCTAAATCTTACAGTATCTCCTGTTGATCTTCCATGAGAAGATTGTGATACATTAATTATTCCAGATGAAGCTGCAATTGTTTCAAAAGGATTAAGTTTTAATAATTGTGCTACAGCAGGCTCTGCTCTAGCCGGTCTAGCATTCATTAGTCCTTGAAGATCTCCACCATGAGGTTTGGGTCGTAGTTGAGGATGCTTTCCTTCAAATTCAGATTTATGTACAAAAGATCCATTCCATTCTTTAACCATTTCAATATACGGAAATTCAAATCCTGATCTGTCTGATATTGCTTTTGCGTATTTTCCTCTTGCCATTATATATTCGGGTAATAGTTTTTAGGAGTTATGAATGTACTAGAAGCAGAGCCATCTTCAGCTAGTGCTCTTGCTAGTTCATCTTCGTATAATAACTTCATTGTTTGAGTTAACTGCGGATTTACTTTTTGACTTAAATAAAAAGCTAATCCTGAAACCATACAAGGTACGAATCTGTATGGAAGATCTGTTGCATCTGTGTAAGTTGAATCAACATCTTGTATTCTTTTTACAAAAAAGAAATTAATAGCTTTAGCAGCGTTAGTTGAATCTGGTGTTGGGTAAATTGTAAATGTAGTTTTGTCCACGAACCTTTGAACAAAAAATTGTGAGGGTGTTCCTTTAGATAGCTTACTAGATAAAGCAGAATAAGTTGATCTTGATATTTTTGTAAGAGCAGAGTCTGCTTGGTTAACAGCAGTTCTATTAGTTCTTATTGTTGCTTCAAGAACATCTGCTACACCATAAGTATCAGCAGGATTTGTTACAGCACTTGTACCATCAGAAGTTGCTCTAAAGAAAATATATTCTGATTGACCTTCAACTAAATTAATATCAGCATCACTTACTTCCCAGTAATGAATACCTCTATTACCCCATTCTTGAAAAAGAATGTTTAAAGATCTTCTTGCAGTTTTTAATTGATAACCTGAGCTAGCTTGTATTCCAAGCCTCTCATAAGCTTCTTCGATAATTTCATCTACAGCAAAAGTTTTATCGAAAGTAACTGTGCCAGATGTTGTATTGGCCATAAGCTACCTCCTAATATAATTTTTTAAATTCTGCTATTACCGTATACATGTTACCCGCATCTGCGGCACCTGCAACTACAAGGTTAACATCACTTTGATTACTGTTAGCTGATTTGTCAGTTTTTAATCCACCAAATTCTCTAAAATCCCAATAACCTGATCCTGTTAAACCAATAATAGGTATATCACCATTGTTATCTTCTTCATCCATACGAATAAAAGAATCTCCACCATTTCCAGTATCAGCTGAAAACCATACTCTTTGTAATACTAAGTGTAAACAAGATGCACCATTTGCATTGTTAGCCATTGCTGACACATCTCCAAAAACTGTTGATCCGCCATCTCCGTCTGATTCATTTACGTATTTAATAACCACTCTAACATCATTTTCTTGCATGATAGTTGGTCCTGTTACTGTGTCTGCCATAATCCCTCCTTAATCAAGATTACTGAATGGGGCCGAAGCCCCACTCTAATTAGTTATTAGTTATTAGCTGTTGTAACTGCGATAGTTCCACCAGTAGTTCTAATCATCATTTTTACAGCCATACTGTCTGTGTCAGCAGCAGCTTCAAAATAAATGTAAGATCCAGCTTTGATAGTCGTCTCTGCAGCAGATGCTGTTAAGATAATCTTAGCATGTGCATCTGTAGTTCCTGCTTCACGTTCTAGTACGTTAGTTCCAGCGCCTGTAACAAATGCTTCA